CGGTTTTGAATATTATCTGGTTCCTCATCCAGCTCTTCAGGCTTAATTTGCACATCACTTTTTCTCCGCATAGCATCGGGTATAGGAAGAAGATTAGGTTCATACTGCACAGATTGTCCTAAGCTACCAGGAACAGAACAATAATGCGTATACCTGCCACCGCCTGTGTCTAGAGCAATATCTAATGTTACATCAATTGAAGATGTTGCAGAGCTGGCAGGGTAACGCGCTGGGTCTGTATCTTTAATACCGACGATCCTTACATGAAGTCCTGAATCAATCATTTGATCAAGTAACCCTTGAGTATTAGCTCCAAGCTCTTTATAATCATCCGAACTTTTAAAATTGTCACCAAATTTAAAAACGTCACCAACGAGGAACCCTCCTCGCTCGTATCTCCTCATATAAGATTCGTGCAACTTAACAAACTTTTTACCGGCCATAATATTATTTATGTCGCCTTGCAAAAAATCACACGTTATCTAAAAACTCTTTTAAAATATGAAATGCTTCAAATACTTCTATATCACCTTGATCACCTGGTCTTATAATCTGGTCATATTCAAAAGAGTGAGTTGTATGAGCTAGCACTCTTTCAATCCACGCACCATCTTTATGAAAGACTTTATGATGTAGCGGAAGCTTCAGTTCTGTATATACTTTATATTTAAGAGCGCGAACTAACTCTTTATTATCAATCTCTACAGCAACTGCGGTTTTTCCTTTGACCTCCATATGTAATTATATTGTAGTTCCTTAAATTCGATTTACCACCCTGGTATTAAATATTATAAATGGCTCTTATAAAACTAACAGATATATCTGTAAACAGCCTTGAACAAACGTCACTGAAACAGGGATATTTGTTTAAAGATTTGTTTTTGGATTTAGAAACTGCTGTATATTATAATAGAGAGCTTAACAAACAATCCATACTAAAAGACGTACAAGGTTCTTATGATGAGCAGGCTATACAAAATAGCATAGTAAATATTTTTTTAACAGCACCCGGCGAAAAACTTTTAAGTCCAGAATTTGGACTAGATTTAAGAGGATACTTGTTTGAACCGGTTTCGCAGTTCACTGCTTTTAGCATCCAAGATGATATAATCAATCGATTACCGGGGATGGAGCCTAGAATTAGTGTTAATAATGTTTCTGTGACGCCTAACGCTGATGACAATGGATATTTCATAACATTGCAAATTGATATACCATCATTAAATGTGTACGGGCTCTCTATTAGATCGTTATTAAATAATAGTGGATACTATATAATATAAAATTATGCCAAAGTCAGAAATAGAAAATGAGTTTTTAGATTTTGAGCTACCTCAAAATGCCTATGTTGCTTTTGATGCTGTAAGCTTAAAGGAATATATAGTTAATCGTTTAAACGAAAACGAGAAGTTTACTGATCAAAATTTTGATGGAAGTAATCTAGCAGCAATTATAGATATAATTGCTTATTCTTACCACGTACTATTATTTTACTTAAACAATACGGCCGCTGAGGCAAATTTTGACCAAGCTACATTATATGAAAACATGAATAAGATAGTGAAGCTGATAGGTTATAAACCAGCCGGGAAGCAAACATCAATAGTACCAATAAACACTGTAGCTGCGGCTACTATGCCTACAGGTAACTACACTATAAGAAAATATTCTTACTTTTTAACCGATAGTATTCAGTATAACTTCTTAGACGATTATTCATTTAATAAAACTACTAGCGGTGTTGAAAAAATAAAAACCTTAGATGATACAGTAGTCCTCTATCAGGGAGCTATTAAGGAGTACCCGGACTACTCAGCACAGGGTGAAGACTTCGAAGTTGTTCCTATAGTTGTAAAAAATATAATAGATACAGATGCTGAAAAATTTATAGCGGATAACACAATAGACGTTCATGTGAAAGAAGTGAGCAGTAGCACTTATTATGAATATAAAGAAGTAGATAGCCTATATCTTTCTAGCTCTAATGATCGTGTTTATGAAAGACGTTTAAATGAAAATGGGTTTTATGAAATTAAATTTGGGAATGGTGTTTTTGGTAAAAAGCTTTCTGAGGGGGATATTGTATCGGTTACTTACATACAATCTGACAACAAGGCAGGTGTAATTAGCAAAAACACTATAAATGGAAATAAGTTATATGTTTATGATTCTGTAAGACAGAGGCAGATTTTTAATGATACTTTTTCTAATAAGGACGAGACTTCATTTATTAATATTTCTAATAGCTCTTTTATTACCTTTAATAACTCTCAAAATTCAACTTCTTTAGCAGAAGAAGAAACAGTAGACCAGATACGATTAAATGCACCTAAAGAATTTGCATCTCAATTAAGGCTGGTAACTGAATCTGATTACGAAGCTTATGTAGAAAAGAATTTAGCTAACGTAGTTAATAGCGTGACTGTTGTTAACAATGATTCGTACATAAACGAATATATAAAATATTTTTATGATATATGTGTAGATCCTAATAAGGTAAACAGGGTATTAATAAACCAAATAAATTTTGCTGATGCGTGTGACTTTAATAACATTAACGTTTTCTGTGTACCAAAGTTTGTTCCGACAAGTGACGGTTATTATCCGCCCTATCTTTCTGAATCATTTAAAAACCTACTAGTAGGTACAGCTGGTGAACGGAAAATGGTTTCAAATACTGTTGTACCTAGAGATCCGATATACATGGGCTTTGGTATAGGGTATACTGATTCTCCTACCTTATCTTTAGATATTTTAAACAATACTTACTTATATATTGTACGCAAGACTAATAATAAAATTAATAAAGACACGATAACAGCTAGAGTTGGAGCTGTTATAACCGCCTTTTTCGAGCCAAAGAACAATAAACTGGGCCAGCAATTAAGCTTTAGTTCTTTAATGAACGATATATTGTCTATTGAAGGTGTAAAAAGAGCATATACTAAAAATGAATCTACAGGTAGCGCTTTAGAAACTATATCGTTTTTATCTTTTAACCCGGTATATGAAACTAGTGATATTAGTATTGTAAATCAGGACATTACGTTGCCTTATTTTAAGTTTCCATACTTATACTCACCCTTTTCTATATCTAGTCGTATTAAAGTGATAGATGAGTAATATTAAGACAGATTTTGCACTCTTTGATGTAGAAGATTATAAAGGGGAATCTAAGCTATCTTCCTATAATCTTGACATAACGCCTCTAAAGTTTAAGGCTAGAATTCCTAATAACGAAAGTAGGGATGTGCCTTTGAACGATCAAAAAGCCACATTTGATTTTGGGGATGGTACTTTTGCAAGCAATCTTACTAGTACGCACGTATTCGAGTACCCGGGGCAATATACGGTTAGAATGATATTAAGAGATTGTGATAATAATGCTATACTGGCATCGTACAGCGACACTGTAACAATTCATGACTATATTATAAATACATTTACTGTTGACCTAAAAACAACAAATTTAAACCTATCAGCAAGCGAGTTTTCGACACCCATTACGATTACATCTAAAACTCCATTTTATCAAGACTTTCAAGACATCTATTATAGTATATCCGGATGCCCGTATCATAATTTCTTTAACTTGAGTAAAGATGCATACAACCATCTCAAAAGCTATTTTTCTATATACGAAAAAAATTATATAACAGCCCTCTCTGGGTGGGAGTATGTTGAGTTAGATAAAATAACTCTATCTTCAGCTAATATATATGCTAAGCTTAGTACTAATGGAACAGAAACTGTAATTGTAAACGGATTAAGCTCAAGTTTGTCTAGTGTGCATGTAGGGGCTTCTGGGTTAAAGGAAATTTACGTAAAGACTGAGGAACAGTTTGATCCTTTAAACATATCATTTTTTAAAGACAGAAATAATATCTTTTCTAATAGCCTTAAAGGGTATAGAAATAACAACTACACTAACAATTTTAATGTTACGCTATCAACATCAGTTGGTGCAACGTCGGGCCAGGTCTTAAGCTGCGTCCGGGTGTCTTCAAACGGGCTAGTTAGTGAGGGCGATGAGTTAAATTCCTTTAAGGTCAGTGACGTGCAGTATAAGGGGCTTATAATGCCTTTTACCTTAACACCGGCTGGGTCTGCAGGGCCCACTTCTGCATCATATTTATCTGGTTATAAATTTACTATGAAAGCTCTCTCTGGCGGTATACCGTCTTTTGAGCTTTTATCAGGAACGTCTCCAGCGCTGGCACCTGGTGTTTCTGGCGCACCGGTGCTTTCGAAATATTATACTATATCTAGTTTATATGATACCCTATCTTATATAGATACTAAATTTTGGTATCGTGGGGCATTTACATTTAATGACGGGCTTTCAACCACAGCGCCAGTTTTAACTCTCAGTACAAGTGTACCCTATATTAATGGATCAGCAAATTACGGAACTGTATCCGGATATACGACGTTTACCTGTTACCCGAAAGACTACTACGGTCTTTATAAGCATAATGAAAATTTTGATTTTGAACAGACAATTAAAGATCTTCGTTTTCAAGAAATATTAATTGATAAAGATATTTTCTTTACAGATTTTATAGGAAGTATATTTGGAGATGTTAGTAGCAATTATGACGTTCTTGGGAAAAAGCTTTACGAGAAAATATTTAATTTTGTATCCAATAACTCTGATATTGATTATTGTGATATCAACTCGCTAATTAATATGTCAAATATGGTCAGCGATGATGGAATTGTATTTGATAGAGCGCGCGCGCGAAACCCAGCCCAGGTTAAGAGGTTCTTAGACACGCTCAGTGTTAATTATAATAAATTTAGAGGAGGTAAAAACAAATTTGATGAAAACTTTGATCCTAAGGGCACAGCAAATAAAGCAATTTACGGTAAAAACCTAGGCCCTCAGGTAGATTCATTAACGTACGAAATTACCGCTGGTAATGACTTAGTGGCTTATGAACTATTTAGTAGTACCTATAAACGATTAAACACGTACCAGCCGCTAAGTGCTTTAAGTGGT